TGGTATAATAGTACCATACTAATTTTATTATGAGGTTCTCGTGGAAGAGTTTTTATTTGTAGAAAAATATAGACCACAAAAAATTGAGGATTGCATTCTCCCTAAAAGATTAAAAGATACATTTCAAGAAATGGTCTTGCAGGGAGAACTCGTCAATATGATGTTTACAGGTCCGGCTGGTGTAGGTAAAACTACAGTAGCCAAAGCCTTATGTCATGAATTAGATTTAGACTATCTGATGATCAATGGGTCTGAAGATGGTAACATTGATACTCTTAGAGGTAAGATAAAACAATTTGCCAGTACAGTATCATTGCACGGTGGACAAAAGGTAGTTATTCTTGATGAGGCTGATTACCTAAATCCCCAATCTACCCAACCTGCTTTGCGTGGGTTCATAGAAGAGTTCTCTTCGAATTGTAGATTTATATTAACTTGTAATTTTAAGAATCGTATTATAGACCCGCTTCACTCGAGGTGTTCTATATATGAATTCGTAGAACATGGTCAAGAGATTAGTTGGTTATGTAATGATTTTCTAAAGAGACTTCAATGGATTCTTAATCAAGAAAAGATTACGTATGAGACTGAAATTCTTGCAGAACTCATTATGAAATATTCACCAGATTGGAGACGTGTCATTAATGAATGTCAACGATATGGAATAGGTGGTCACATTGATACTGGAATTCTCGTTACTCTATCAGTAGAGAGTGTTAAAGAATTAATGACTGAATTAAAGGCTAAGAACTTTAAGAAAATGAGACGATGGGTTAGTGATAACATGGACATAGAAGCAACTAAGATATTTAGAATGATATATGATAACATGTATAAAAACGTTCAACCATCAAGTATACCACAATTAGTTCTTATACTTGCAGACTATTCTTATAAAGATAGTTTTGTAGCAGACCATGAATTAAATGTAGTGGCATGTATGACAGAAGTAATGTCACAAATTAAATTTAAATAGGAGATTTATGTTAGAAGAAATATCAAACTATATGACTATTGTAATAGCTTTAGCAATGGTTAATGTTGTCTGGCAATTAGACAAAGCCGGCAAAATATTAAAGTCAATGAATAGAATTTTAGCGGAGACAATAGATGAAAACCGTTAGTAAAAAAGATTTATTAGAATTATTACATGATTTTAATATTGAAGTAATGTTTAAAGATATAGACGGTGATGAACGTTTAATCAAATTATCAAAAGGGTCGTTAATACCTGAGACACCACAATTCTTAAATAATATTTTATATGTCAAAACAACCCACTAAAAATGAAAACAAAGTTCTTGACTTTTTTACACGAAAGCCATATGACATAGACCACTTTAATAACCATGATAGTTCAGGCATAGCATTAGCTGACTTTGTAAATCAAGTAAAGCCTAACGGTTTGGTTGTTGATGCCGGTTGTGGAATCAATCCATTCAAAGGTAAGTTTCCAAATCTTATAGGATTTGACGCAGCTCCGTATGATGGAGCAGACTTTCAAGCAACTTTCCAACAAGCACATTGGATATTCAATAGAGAATTTTGTGATGTTGTATTAGCTTTAGGCTCATGCAATTTTGGTACACTCGATGAGAATTTATACTTCTTTGATTACTTTCATCAATGGCTTAAGAAAGGTGGAATGTGTATTGTAAGAGTTCATCTTAATAGAGCAAAGATTCATAGAGAACCTGGAATAAAATACGTTCCATGGACTGTAGCAAATGCAGATGATTGTGCATTTAAATGGTTCAAAGACAGATTTAAAGTAATGGATATGCATATTGAGACAATGATATCTCTTAAAGATGGCACAACACCAGTTCAACTTGCGGTATGGGTGTGGAAAAAAATATGAATCCATTTAATTTAATTGCCGCAATATCAAATTCAAAAAAAGATATACTAGAAAATGAAAAAGACTATAGTTCCTTTATAGTCAATCGTGGTCTATCTTACTTCCCCGACACCGTATTATACGCTAATGAAATGAACAAATACCACCACTTGGATAGCCGATTGCAATTCGACTTTCTTATAAATATCATTAGAAAGCGAAATCGTTTTTCTAAGTGGAATAAGTCTAGTGAATCTGAGGACATCAAAGCTATAAAAAAGTATTATAATTATAGCAATGAAAAAGCTCGTGATGTACTTCCGCTGTTAAGTAAAGAAAACTTGAAAACATTAAGGGGAAGAATAAATCATGGCGGAACACAAAAACGACAGTCTAGTTAACTGGACTCCAGATATGATGCTAGAAGTTACGTTAGCAGAACCCGATGATTTTTTAAAAATTAGAGAAACATTAACTCGAATGGGTGTAGCATCCAAACGAGATTCACAACTATTTCAATCATGCCATATCTTGCATAAACAAGGTAGGTATTTTATAACTCATTTTAAAGAGTTATTCTTATTAGATGGTAAGCCATCTAACCTTACAGAAAATGACCTTCAAAGACGTAACACAATTGTTACACTCATGTCTGACTGGGGATTATTAGAAACTATCAAACCAATAGGAGAAACTGCTCCTCTAAACCAAATTAAAATTATTTCTCATAAAGAGAAAGGCGATTGGGAACTTTGTCCCAAATACAATATAGGAATTAAATGAAATATTGGTAAATAAATAAATTATGATTATAGCATTATTGTTAGGCACATTATATGGTCTGATAATAGGATTGATACCAGCAGCAGGCGCTACGACAGGTCTCGTTGTTCTATTTGGTTTCATGTCTTATTTCTCTGACCCATATCTTGGTGTCATATTCTGTATGGCTGTTGTTGCAGCCTCAACCACGGGTGATACGTATTCAGGTATCTTATTAGGTATTCCTGGTGCAAATTCTGCCGCTGCCACAATGGTAGACGGTCACCCTCTAGCTAAGCAAGGTAAAGCAACATACGCTTTAACTGCAGCGATCACAACAAGTACAGTCAATGGTCTCTTATGGGGAACACTTACGTTTGCTTTATTGCCTTGGTATACAAAGCTCATGATGATATTTGGAATACCAGAGCTATGGGCATTTGTCATGTTAGCTCTTGCTTGTGTTGGATTCGTATCTAATAAATGGTGGATAAGAAGTTTAATAGCAATAGGTATAGGATTATTATTAGGAATGATAGGTACTAACCCTGTAACAAATGCCGATAGGTGGACATTTGGTTGGGAGTATCTAGGTGCAGGTATTCAGATTATGCCAATGGTTGCTGGTCTATTTGCCTTCCCTGAAATATTAGATGGTTGGAGAAAAGGAGATGCAACAACAACTAAACATAATTCATCAGGCCAAACATTAGAAGGAATTAAAGCTACATGGAAATATAAATGGGATGCAATACGAGGTGGAGCAATAGGAGCTTTCATTGGTTTTCTTCCAGGTCTCGGTGGAGCAATGGGAGATTGGATGGCATACGGTTCAACTGTTGCTGCAAATCCTCAAGAAGAATTTGGTAAAGGTAATATACGTGGAGTTATAGGTTCAGAAGGAGCTAACAATTCTCAGAAAGCAACGAGCATGATACCTACAGTTTTATTTGGAATCCCTGGTGCTTCCTTTGCTGCAGTGTTAATGGCTTTGTTTATGACATTAGGTTTCGAATTAGGAACACCTGACCTCGCGTACGACTCGAAATTTTTTAGTAGTCTAACATTTGGATTTATGTGGGCTACTGTATTGGTCGGAGTTATATGTATTGTATTTAATAAATACATTTCAAAGGTATCCTCCTGGCCTTATAAATATTATTTTCCAATCCTCGTAGTGTTTATCACTTGGGCTTGTACTCAATATACTGGTGGATGGGAAGATTATGCTATATTAATATTATGCTCGGCTCTTGGAGTCTTTTGTAAAGCATATAAATATAGTAGACCAGCTTTATTGATGGCATTCATCTTAGCCGCGAAGGTAGAAGCATTGACTATTCAGATGACTACTCTATATACTATAGATAAACTTATGACTAGACCAATATTTATTATTTTA